ACCATCTAGCCCGTTCTCATCTTCAAAGAAAACCTCACATGGCGCACCAAACATATGTAATTCTACCTTTGTTGGATAAACATCATTATCTCTACAATGTTCTTTTAGTCTATTCCAAGGATTATCAAATCCCGGCCTATCATAATCGCCATATACTTTAGTGCCATCATTTAATGTAATCTGCCAACTAATCATTAGATCAGTATAACATAACTTCTGTATATAGCTATCAATTGTAGTGCAAATCATATAATTAGTCCTTTTTAATTGTATGAATTACGTTTCTATATTTTCTTGAATCTAAAGAGCTATTGTTAATCTTCTTTGACTCATCAGCCGCCATTGAGGCCGCTTCTGTCATAACAACAACGCCATGATCTTTATTTCTTGCAAAAAGATTTCCAGATGTGTTTTGCCGTTCTTGTTTTGGTTCACTCTTAACACCCTCATCTTTTGATGATAGATATTTTTCTACACTACTAATAGACCTGTCTAGCCTAGCAGCGAGAGCGTCAATTTCCATAGAAAGATTTTTATCGATAAACTTTTTATCTTTAGTTGATAACGGTCCTTTTTTCATTATAATTGCTCCATAACCATTCGTCGTGCCATTGTAAAATACAATACGTTTTTTGTTTTAAGAAACCTACTGTATGTATCAAAAGTTTTTTTGTTTACCTTTTTAAAGGTAGCGTTTGAGTTTTTTCTAACATTATTATAATCTGTGTGGTGGGGATCAATTATTTCACCACGATTGTATTTAATGTAGTAATTAATCCTGTCACCCATCTGTGATGTTTTAGCTAATGCTAGATCCTGATCTTCAGTTTCTTTGCCGTTTTTATCAAAGAAAGTTTTAATGATCGGGCATGGTTCTGGTAAATTTAATCCAGTTAAATCTTCATTTTCCCATCTAGCCATTTAATCTCTCCAGTTTTTCTTTTAATAATTTAATACATTCGGCCTCAGATGTTGCCGAAAAGCATATTTGAGCTTTGTTTGATATTCCATATTGGGCTAGTATATTATTGCCAATTACTTGATTATCTAGATTGCCATCTTTCTTTATTTTTCTAATATCTATTTTCATCGTTATAACCGCATGATGCGGGCAAAGCTTTCTTTCTGGAGTGTCTTCAAGTTTAGTTATGAACATTAGTCACCCTCTTTGATCCACTTTAGTTTTTGCTGCGGCGTCATAGCGTTAATTTTTCTATTAAGATCTCTTTTAGCTTTCTTTTCGCTGTTTTGTTCGCCGCCAATATTGTTTTTTCTGTTCTTGTCTTGTATTTCATATTTACCCATTTTCTGGGTGTTTCTCTCAGCCAAGTGTCCTATTGTTGTTGGCTCACCCCTAACAGATATTGCTGGCGGATTAATAAACACTTTAACAAGCCTATTTTGCCCACAGTGCGGACATTTTAAAGTGGAAGGGTCATTGAACCCCTGTTTTATTTCAGTGTAATATGCGCAAGATTCGCATTCAAAATCATAAGTTGGCATGGACTACTCCTGTGTTGGTCAATATGTAAGATTATACAGGAGTAATCCAATTATGCCACAAAAATTTTTTAAAGTCTTGAAATAATCTTAGAAATTATCTTATTTCTAACAATATCTTGTGATGTTAATGCACACATAGAAATACCATCTATGTCTCTTAGCCTATCCATACACTCATCAAGACCTCCATCACTCCTATCGTCTAAGTCTGTTTGTGTTGTGTCGCCATTAATAACAGCCTTAGAATTAACTCCAATTCTAGTTAAGAACATTTTAATTTGTTCATATGTTGCATTTTGTGCTTCATCTAGAATCATAAATGTATCGTGAAAATTTCTTCCACGCATATATTCAAGCGGACAAAGCTCTATTAATTCTTGAGATTTGTAAAAATTAAATGTCTCTCTGCTTAAATAAAGCTTCATTTCTTCTATCGTTGGTATTAGATATGGTAATATTTTTTCAGTTAGAGTTCCCGGTAAATACCCCAAGCCCCTACCTGCCTCAACAACCGGCCTTGTTATGATTATTTTTTCTATTCTTTCTGTTAATAGATATTCACAAGCTAAACCAACAGCGACAGCTGTTTTCCCAGAACCGGCTGGTCCCTTACAAAAAGTAATATCGGAGTCAGCCATTAATCTTATATATTCTGCTTGATTTTTTGTTTTGGGTTTTAATACCTTTCTAAGCGGTGGTTTCTTTTGTTTATCATTACTACTGTCTCTTTTTTTTCTTGACATTTTATAATGTACCTGTTTGAGTTATATGATGAACAGTATTACCTCCAGCAATAACTAAATCGCTATAGTCGTTCCTGTAACTCAATGTAAGCTCAACGTTTCCTCCATCAGCATCCCCTCCTGAAACAGAAAAATTTTCTAGATAATTTTTTTTTCCTAAATCCCATATGGTATAATTTGGTGATGATCCAGCTACTATTAATGAAGTGTTATACGAACCTGCGCCAGATTCAATCTCAATTGTTTGTGGATATAAGTTTCTGGATATGCCAGTAAATGAACATGTAACACTTATTGGTGTTGAAACAAACTTCCATAAGTTTTGTTCTCCATCAACATCTGCGCCACGAAGTGATCCAACGTCGTCAAGTTCTATATAATCTATGGTTGCCTCTATTGATATTGATTGCAAAGCCCTAATATCGCCATCGCCATCTTTGAACATGTCTTCTACATCAGATGGCAGCACTGTTTCTGAAAAATTAATATCTTGTCTCAGAAGTATTTCTCCAGTCTCCGACGATGGAAGAGAATATTCTCCGCTTACGTCATAGTCTGCATTCCTAGACACCAAAGTTATAGATTCTCTACAATATCCATTTACAGAAATATTGTAAGATATGTTTGTAATCAAACAATCTCTATATACCACATTTGACAGATCTGCTGGCGTATGTAAAAAGTCTTGATCATCTGGACCATAAACAATAACAATATCATATTTTCTAAGCGACTTATTGTTGTTATTTAGTTCGCCCTGAACACCAATGTTGTCTTCATAAAGGATATGATTTGTATTATAGTCACTACCATAAGACGCTGTTGTATAAAAAGTTCCTCCCGGTCCTATGATTCTATCTATAGTTATAGATAGTTCTTTTTGTTTTATTGACGCGCTTCTGAATTTTTGTTGAAATCTACCATAATCTCGCCTAATTTCAGATGGAAAGCTAGCATCAACACCAACGCTCTGAACCCCGCCCAAAAACGAAGCGCTAGAAATATCTGAACCATTATTATTATCGTTTTTTTTTATTATAAGTACGCCTTGGCAGGCGTGAAAAACTCTTGTTTGAGCCATTGTTATGCTCCAGTACTACCGAAACCAGAATCACCTCTATCGGCTTCTTCTAGGGTTTCAACTTCTTCTAATTGAAAAGACTCTATTTTTTGGAAAAGTATTTGTGCGATTCTATCACCGGCTTTTATTTCGTGTGGTTGACTACCGTGGTTTTGTAGCACAACACAAACCTCTCCACGATATCCGCTATCAACAACACCAGCTAAAACATCTATACCATGTTTAACAGCTAGTCCAGATCTGGGCCAGATCAAACCAACATAATTATTTGGAATCGCCATAGAAATACCAGTGCGAATCATTATTCTTTGTTTTGGTTCAACAATTTTATCTTCAATTGAATATAGATCATATCCGGCGTCACTTTCGTTCGCCTTTTTTGGCAAGATAGCATTGTCTTCTAGCTTTTTAATTCTTAGTCTATTAAAGCTATACCAAGTATAGTCGTGTGACGTAACGGTAATATAGTCTTCGTTAATATTTGTACTTAACATTAATTTCTCCTTTTATACAATCTCGCAAGCACCGCCTGAACAGGCCCACTCTTGATCAATTTTAGTATTATTTGTTTCCTCTATAACCGAAGTAAAGTCTACGTCTTTATATTCACGATTTAGATCAACCCACTCTTTCCAATTATAAACATCTTTCATGCAATAAGTCAATCTTCTCATGTCTCCTTCAAAGTATTTGTCAGCAAATCTTTGGCATCTATCAGCAAATTCTTTTTTACCTTGACCTTTTAGTTTTTCACCTATACCAAGGATAGCATCACAAGCCGCCCATAGATTGTCTTCGAACAGATTTAAAGCAACTTCTATCAAGCCACTTACAAACAATGAAGCGTCACCATATTGTGCGACCTGTTCACTTGGGAGATAAACAGTTGTAAATGGTGCTTGTGGATAGTCCTTGTCGCCCGTGATAGGAAGCAAAGAAATACCGCAGAAATACTTTCTATTTGCATAAATAAAGTCTGTTACTTGATCCCATTCTTCTGGTTTTACATTAATTGTATTTGATACGTTATGTGTCAACCAAGGTTTGGTACATAAACTCTTGTTTGTTCCAGAAATAACCCAGCTTTTCTGAGTGCTTTTTACATATTCAAGAAGCTGAATAGCGTCTATTTTGTTTTTTGTTTTAGATCCATCTGGGACTTCAATACAAAATGAAATAACATCATCAGCACCATTATTAGACCAGACACTCTCTTCGCAAGCCCTCTTGTTTTCTTGCCTAAAATATTGATAGATTGGTTCCATTTTATTGGCTTGTACTTTACGAATATATCTTTTTGCATGATGAGGATGTATGCCGCTGGAGGTTCCAAGAATACAGCTTGAAGTTCCTTCTGGCTTTACACATGTTGTTCTGGCGGCTTGATTGATGCCAATTTCTTTTGCGATTTCAGCATTAGTCTCTTTAACTACTTTAGCGCCATGTTTTTGTATTTCTTCATCAAGGCATACTTCATACTGCTCCATGATGCCGGTCATGGAAACGCCAAGTAAAGCTTCTCTTGAAATAATTCTTTCTGAAACTTCTCCAAGGTATGGGAAACTAGCAAATCCGGCCTGTAAAGTGCCTATAATAGCCGCCGCTTTTGCTGCTTCATAAAAGTCTTCTTCTGTTTTTACTTTTGCACAATTGATAGTGCTTAGATTGCAAGCCTGCCAGCCAGTTTTCCCTGTTTTTTCATCAACTGGCCACATTCCAATTTCAACGCATGGATTTACAATAAGCTCAGTTGAGTCAGACCATACGAATCCCGGTTCACCGAAGTCTTTAACAGATTGCATAAGCTCTTTAAACTGATCTTTTGTTGTTTCACTCCTAAGTAATAGAGCGGAATTATTTGATCTCCCTCTTTGTGGGTTCTCAACAAACCAATTGCCAGTTTTTGCTTTTGCCATCTCTTCATCATCGGGACTAAACACACAAATGGTTGCGCTTCTTCTTACTCCACCGCTAATCACAGCGTCAGCACCAAACATAACAATGTCATATGCGTCAATTGGCTTTAGTCTATCATCACCATTTTTAGCAACACGATCTAAAACCTTTTTAATATTGCTAATGGCTTTCTTTAAAGGTTCTGGCCCCGGTGCTTTACCACCACTAGATTTTAAATAAGCACCAGCAGGACGAATGTTAGAGTAGTCAAACGTAACATTCTTACCTTTGTATTCCTGAAATACTTCTGATTGATCAAAATAGCTTGAAACTAAAATCCCAATGGCATCTGACCATCCTTCAATCGAATCTGGAATAACGAATTTCTTTTGTCCGTTTTTTGATTTAAGTAGCTTCGGTAGCTTTTTAATGTGATGCTTTTGCACAGAAAAACCAGTACCACACCCACACAATAAAAGATACATGCATTCTTGAAAAAAACTAATTCTATCTATATATGATGCAATACAATTATAAATTCTTGCATTATGCTTGAAGATTGGTTTACCACCAAACTGTAAAGCCCTTTGGCTACCAAGAACTCTTTTCTTGCGCATCATTTCGTATGCCCAATTAATTTTTTCTCTGATAGAATCATATTCGCTAGAATTATCTGGCGCATATTTATCAAGCATCATTTGCTTAACTCTGTCAACAGCCTCGTTCCAAGTTTCTCTTCTCTTCTTTTCTGGCGACCAACGTGCATACTTTGATACAAAAGTGTAGTTCATTAGAGATTTTAGAGACATTTATTTTCCTATTTTCTTATCGTTAAATTTATGTTTTTCAAGTTGATGCTAATTGTTAGCTCGGTGTCCGTTTCCTTGATATCTACATTATCAATCATGGTCTCGATTTTGTCAACAGTTTCTTTGGATATTCCAACAGATTCTAATATCTTATTTAAAATGGTTTCTGATAGTGACATGGTTTAATCTTTATCAATTTTCTGAATAAGTGTTTCCATTTTTTCAACAATAGTTTTGAATGTGTTGGCTTTCTCGTTTATTGTTAACTTACACTCCATTACGTTTCTTTCAATTGTGTCTATTTTTGTCTCTAAGCGTTCTTCCATGCCCATAACGCGATTTTCTAAAGATGACATTCTTCTATTTAGCGAGTCGTTCACCTTTTCCTCCAGTATGATTATTTGTTTACCGTGGTTTAATAGCGTCACCATAACCCAACCTAAAAATGGTATGAAAACAACTCCCATAGCCTCAAGAATGTGGTGTATTGTCTGCCATATATTTGTGGCTGAAACTTCATCCATTTTGCTATACCCTTTCTTATTAAGTGTGGGGGCGTAAAACTACTACACCCCCACTATTTAAAACACGCCGATTTATCAGACGCCTGTGATTGCCTTGTAATTGAAGAAGTCACCGCCACTAGCAACGCTAAGTGTAACGAAGTCTACCTTCATAACAAGCTCACCGGGAATAGCTCTGGTTGGATTAGCAGCTGAATCACTATGAAGAACGTAAGATGTTGCTCCAGCAACTGGATCAAGCATATAGCCGTTATTGATAGTGTTAAGTGCTGTTGGTTTAGCACCGGCGGTTCCAGCGGCATTAAGGAAGAGTCTACGATTCTTTAGCTTGCTTCCGCTGTTTAGATAACCGCTTCTTGCAAAACGATTCTTTCTAATAAGACTAGTTGTGTCAGCACCGAAATCATGCTCAAACTGAGCAATAGAACGTGTGCCATCACCCCTACCCGTGATAAGAAGTTCTGTAGTAGCAACACCAGAAAGTGTTGAACTGCTTGCGGCAATAACATAGCTTCCAGCAGCGGCGTAAGCAAATGTACCACCACTTAAAGCCTTTCTGTTGCCACTAAGACCATCATTTAAAACCTTTGGTAAAGTACCATCATTAAAGTCTGAAGCGTTATCCTTGAGGGCTAAAGCCTTAGTGATAACACCAGAAGTTGTGGTTGTATTACCTAATACTGTACCGCCTTCTGTTGTTGCGGTAAATGAGCCACCTGTTGTGTTTTTGAGATGTGAATTTGAACTAGGAACTGGCATCTATTTCTCCTTTATGTTGAAAAAGTAAATATCTTTTTTGAGATTATGTTCATTCCTAATTATCCACAAAATATCCAGATCCAAATCTGTATACACAAAAATCGTATTAAGTTTTTGCTATTTTTTTACATAATTTCATAGCCTTTTGAAATCTTCTTCTGGCTGTTTCTCGGCTATATCCATTCGCTTGAGCTATTTCCTTGAAAGACATATCATAGTAGAATTTCTGCTGTATGATCTTCTTCATGTTTTCTGGGATGCTTTCTAGAATTTCATATACTTCATTCTTTGATTGCATATCAAAAGATTTTTCTATAGTATCGCAAGAAAATTCTGGTTTCTTTTTCTTTAGCTCGTTCTTATAGGCATAAACTAACTGCTGATATAGATATGAGGTAAATTTAGCGCCTTTTGTAGGATCATATCTTTCAACACACCTCATCAGGGTACACATCGAAATAGACGATATGTCGTGATGATCAATCGCATTTATAAACTTACCAGAAACCGCATTCATTATGCCCGTAATATTAGGGTCTTTCAAATAATCTTCAATATTTCTATCCATTTGCACTCCTTAAAACTATTCCACCAATTTTATTACTCAAAACAATCAACTCACTTAGTCCATCTAAGTATTTTTTATCTAGTTTGTCAGACGAGATGTATTCCACATCGCCAGACGGTGACACCAGTATACTCCAATAATCGGAAAATTGCAACTGCTGCTTTACTAAATTTACCGTCTGGTGAATTTCTTCATTTGACAAAATTTCTTCTTCTGTATATGTGCATAGCTGTTTCTCAATACTGTGTCTAACTTCCGCAAACTCAAACATTTTAGCTATACCGATAAAAAAGGAGTACCTACCCATTATTTTGAGTACTTCTACGCCTTCTGTTTGCTCTATTTTTTCAGCTATTGAATTAGTTATATCAAAATTAGAATGACAAATCCAGCAATCCCATCTATCTATTGGGCGCAGGAGAGAATCTTCTGTATATTCCCCTATTGGTGTTTGTATTGTTCTTGGGGGCATAAACATCATCTCTGCGGGGAAGAGGTCATGTATGCTCTTTTCCTCTGATTCGACGCTAGAAATTTCTTCGTCTTGATCTTCTAGTATATCTTCTACGGTTTCAAACTTTGAATTCCAACTTTCCCAAGCTAATCTTCTTGTTTTCTTCATAGTATCCCCCGTCAGGGTTAGAATTTAGATATATCTCTTGGGCTAACTACCAACTGGTCCTTACCTTTTGATAATTGTACTTTGCGGTCTATGTCTTCCTTTATTTTGTTGAAGTCTTCTAGCCTATCATTAAATACACATTGTTTATATATATTTTCCAACATTTTATCTACAAGATCTTTATATTTCAATTGATAAAGAATTTCAGAAACAAAATACAAATTTTCCTCTTTGTCTATCCAATCACAAGAAAAAACAAGCTCCATCGTTTCTGGGTTTACATAAACAGACATATGGGCTGGTATTTTATCCGCAAAGCTAGAATCGTCTGAATTCTTGCTGTAATGTTCTTCCATAAAATTCTTCTATTTTTTCATGATCAGCATGGTTTAAAGATATAAATTTTCCATTTTTATTTATACCTAGCATTGTAGTTTTTACTTTACAAACGTACAACGCTTCACAAGTATCGATAGAAAACTTCCTAAAATCAGCAAGATTGATAGTGGCCCAATCAAAGTAAATATTAAAATGCTGATTAAAAAGTTCTTTCAGTGTTTCCATTTCATCTTTAGTCGAAATGTATTTACTTGGAAAAGAACCATCATCAGCAACAAAAAACTTAAAGTAATTGTCGTTTTCAAAATCAAGATTTATATCTTGCTGTGATACAATAAGTGTTAGTTTAACCTTCATTCAATTCTTGTTCTTGTGTTTTTGTCAATTGTGATTTTAGTTCTTGGGCTGTTTGTAAATTAAGTCTTGCTAAGTTGTAATTTTTAATAGCAACCATAAGTTTATCTAAGGATTTTTCTTTAGATTGATCTTTAACCAAAACATTTATATCAAAAGCGTGTTTATCAACACACGCAGAAAAGCCGCTTACGGCGGCAGAAATTATATCCATTTTTCCCTCAATTATTAAGTAGCCAAGCTATTGCATAAAATCTATTTTGAAGTTCTGATTTTTCATTTTGACTCAACTGGTGAACTTCTTCTCCAGTTACTTCATTTATAGCATCAACAAGAAGATTGTCAAGCCCATCATATTTATTTTTCAGAGATCCACCAAAAAAATCTTTTGCAGCAGCAACATAGATATCGTTCAACTGCTGTTGATCAATTGAATAATTATTAATTCTGTCTGCAAAAATCTTGTTAAAAATACATAGGTTGATTTTGTCTTCTTGCTCTTTAACAATATCTTTGATGTTAGAAAATTTTGATTGCATAGTTTCTGATGGTTTTGGTATATCGATATTTACCAATGCATCAATACCAACATTAGTATCACCGGCACTGAGTGTGCCGATAATTATCATTATACCACCAATAAAAAGAAGTAATCTATTTTTCATCTTTTTTTACAACCTCTGGTTGATAGGCTTTTATTAACATCGGAAAAACTTCTTGTAGTTTATTATAAGCATCTGATAAGCCTGCATCCTTGCAGGCATCAGTAAGGTCTTCCCATTTACTAACTATTGTGGTCAAACTGGTTTCCTCTTTATTTTCTTCTTTTTCTTTATTGTCTTCGTCTTGAATTTCAATATTCAAAACACCGAAAATATAATCCTTTACAGAAATAAAGACAAGAACAAAACCAACCCCAACAAAAATAAATTGTGTCGGGCTAAGTCCCTGTACTAGATTAAACATTATGCGGTCTCTCTAATGGTGTCACCAATAACCCAAGCAACAACAATACTAGCAACAGAAAGAATTTGCTGATCATCTAAATGAACACCAAAAAGTTCTGCTGAAGAAACTGTCACAACGCCAATCGCAGAAACCCAAAATCTGCGAGATGTTAAAAGCGACTTAATTTTTGCACTCATTTAATTCTCCTTTTTCATTTTATGAAGTATCAACTCTACTGGATGGAACGGGCATTTTGTTGTATGACCATCACCATGTACTATTGTTCCAGTACCCTTACAGACACACTTTTCTGGATCTGGGTCTGGCCCTAATGGAATATCATCTGGCACTGGTACTAGATTTATATTTGATTCTGCTTTTTCAAAAGACTTAATTACATTATTAACAATAACATCTCTAACCTCATCTGAAATAGCATAATTCTTTCCTGTCTTTGCTTGACATGATGCAAATAAAGATATTAAAAATATAACAGATAGGAACTTAATTTTTGTCATTAAAATACCTCGTCTAATGTCCAATCGACTTTTCTAGCTGGGAAACCATCTACATCACTAAATACCCAAGCACCACCACCAGACAACATTCCTCTGGCGTCTTTTTCTTTGATCCAAAAACTACCATCTGGTTGGTCATGACGCTTAGGCCCGCCATTCCAAACCCCCCAGCTATTTTGTACCAAGAATAATGTTTCGTCTAAAATCTCTCTAGTATCGTCCATTGCTACCCAAGCCATCGCGTGACTCCAGCCGCCAGATCTTTTGGCTATACCATGCTTGTCTCTACGTGATGAAAATCCATAGCCGCTACACACACTTATGGCATACCCATTGGCTATAGCGTCTCTAGCTTCTTCTACTGTTCTTATGTTTGATATTGTTGTTACTTGATGTTTTTGCCCTTCTTTTACAACATCGTCTGGAACACCCCTTCTTCCCCATCCAGCACCAAGCATACCATCATATTTTGACAAGTCAACAAAGCCATAATCTTTTCTGAGTAAAATGCCACCATTTTGGTGTACGAATCTAGCGGCCACAGAACATGACATACCCTGACCACCATGCCCTCTAGAGCCATAAATGGCCTCTGTGGCGCTTCTGGCTACAAATTCTTCTCTATCCCCACCAATTATTTCGTGGCTTCTGGTAACGTCTACGGCGTTGCGTGTCGAGTGGCTGACACAATCGCCCGTAACCTGCCTTTCATGAGCGCCAAAAGTTGGATCGAATTTCTGCACAGACTTATAGAGTAGGGCTAATTTACCCTCTCCAGTTCCATATAAATTATTTGCAGCAGCACCAAAAACTGGGTGAGGTAGTTCACCGAGTAATTTATCTACATCGTCTGGATCGCATATGCTACCAACAAGACCATCTTTATATGCTTTTAATAATTCTTTTGGCGTATTAAACATTCTTTTACTCCGTCACGTTATTTTTAGCCCATTTTACCATTGTATTGATAACAACAGTAGCAAATGGAACAATCATTACACCAGCGTTTCCAAGATCCATATCTGAAATATTTTCGCCCAGATAAGTTAATCCAGCAGCAACAGCTACTAATGCTGCGTTTTTAGCTATACTAACAACATCTATAGAATTTAGCGAAAAAGCTGGTGAATTACTTTTGCTGTCTGACATAATATACCCTTATTTAAATAATCTTTATTATTTCGTTAACACAGTTGTCCCAAGAAAATTTTTCTGATGTCTTTATTCCGTTTTCATTTTCCTTTAATACGCCTTGCTGTTTTTCTGAATGTACTGATCTCATATGGTGTATCAAAGATTCTTTTTGTTCATTTGCTATTTCGGCCCATAATCCACCTTCTCCAGTGAAAAATACACCGTCTACAGCTGTCTCTAAATTATTTATGTCTACCAGCCTACAATTATTATCATTACAAAACTCCGTATGCGCAGAATAATTTGTGGCAATTACATTTTTGCCACATGCCATCATTTCAAGCAGTTCCAGATTCCACCCTTCTGCTCTAGAAGGGAATACGCCACAATCAGCCTGAGACATAATCTTAAATATATCAATTTGTGATTCTTGTCTTGGGATTATTCTAATTTTATCACCAAGTTTAGATGTTTTATAGGCTTTTTCCCACTCATTATTAAGATTACCAATAAAAGGGTTCGTGGGTATCATCCAAAGTTCAACATTGTCATCATGCTCAAAAGCAGCATTAAAACACTCTAGAAGAACATCATGACCTTTTCTTTTCTCCCACTTTCCAGAATTTAGAAATATGGTTGTTGGTCTATTTGTTTTGTATTTAAGCTCTACAAATATCTCTCTATCTACGCCAAGAGGGGCCACATGAACCGTGTCATCAGTAAATCCGATATTATTATCTATTATTATTTGTTTAGCCCATTTAGAACATGTAATTATTTCATCACAATGTTTAAGGCTATATTTTTCTTTATTATTAAATTCTGTTAGTTCGAATATTGGGAAACCCAGAAATTTACCATTACCAACCCTTGAAAAAAGATCATTCTGATGCCATATTTTTAAGCATGGTAATTCTGGTATGTGGTTTATCTGGTTATTAATAGCGGATATTATTTCTTCCATGCCCCCAACTGGTTCAATACCGCCTATTGGATATAGCGTTGTTCTTACATCTCTTAAAAATAGATTCTTTGTTATATTGTATCCTGTGACACCATATCCTAGATTGTTAATCGGGGCAAAAACATTAAGCATTGATAAACTCTAATTTCTTACAAATATCATTAAGGAAAAAGGTTGGACTCAAAAAGGACTTATCCATCTGTTTTAAGTATTTATGGGCTGACAGTATAAGTCCAGTGTCTGAAAGCATATCCGAAGCTTCATCAATACTATTATAGTACAAAGGATAGCTTTCGCCCAAATATTCTATTACGGCTGGCAATTTATTCACCAGTATTGGTGTATTACGGGCCATGCATTCAATAATAGCATTATTAGCGGAGCTATCATAAAGATCTAAAAACACAACACAGGATGTCATTAAGTGGTCAAACTGCTCGTTAGATAATTTATCAGGTATTGAAACACTATTCCACATATATTCTTTTTCATAAAAGTCTGGATAAATGCTTCGCATTCTATTTAATAGCTTATTAGCGTATTCCAAATCGCTTGGAATCCATATTTTTGTATATTTGGATGTGCATCTTAAATCTCGTATTGCTGTTAAATTTCTAAGCCAATATCCTATTTGTACTACCGGTTTAATTTTTTGCAAAAGAAATTTATTTTCATCCCACGTTTCACAATTAAGCTGAGTTGGATGCTTGACCGATATCACTGGTACTTCTACTTTTGTTTTTAACCAATCGGCTAAATAATCAGAAAGACATATCAAACATTTGCAAGACCGTAAAGATTCCTGAAATATTTTCCTTGACAAAATACCTTCTGGGCTATTAGAATAATCAAACCAGCGTGGTGGATTTTGTGGATTGTGCAAGAATCCAACCCAAGGATTTTTATAAGGTAGACTTGCTTCTGATTTTTTTTTATAGAAATTACTCAAGCCCCAAGCAAAGTTTTTTTCTATAAAATCATCACATTCTATACCACAGTTTGAATGTATTGGCTTTAGGGCGTTTATACAAAAAGCCCAACCATGCCTGTGATGCGAAAACCCCCTGCATTTAGATAAGTTTAATCTTATCATATCAACGATTGATTAGTAAGCCCTTCAAAGAAACCTATTTGATAATTACATTTAATAACCACTATTTGTTCTAAAGACTCTTCATTTGAACTGTCCTTAACAAGCCATCTTGGCATATCCCTGTCTAATATTTCTGGAGATTCAACAAACTTGAACCATAGTTCCTTTTTGTTGTCTTGCCATCCATGAAATAACATTGAACCATGCTGATATCCAAGATTATATGAATATCTAGAAAGATTATTGATTGTTAAATCTTCTTCTGATATGTACTTGGTCTTCGTAAGATTTTTACTGTAAAGAATCCTACTGCTTGACGCTAGTTTTATAAACCTTTTATTTTCTATTGTTGCATGTCTATTTGTTATCGTTGGACTATATGTAAAACGATTGTATGTTTCTTTTCTGATTAAAGATCCATTTATAGGTGGATAATTGTTTTGCTCATTTGTAATATCGGCTATCTCTGCCACAGATAAACCAAGATCATACTCATATGTTTTAGCTATATCTTTAGTGCTATTTGTTTTTATGGGTCCGCATATTACGCCAGCATCATCAAATATGTCAGCAATGGATATCGCATTTTTAACAAAGTTTTTATCAAAAGATAAATCAGACTCAGTAATAACAGCAAATCTAGATTCTATCTTCTTTGGTATTTCATGCTCTTTTATATGAAGCACTTCTATTTCATAACCATTGTTGTCAATATTTATTTCTTTTTTATTGCCAACAACAAAAACACTTAAATCAATCATAAAGATCTGGCACTATGCCTTTTCTTACAAAGTACATGTTAACAAAAAATCCAGCAAAAGCTAGCAAGAAATTACTAGCAATTGGTTGGACGTTGGTAGAAATTGGATTAAAAAAACAACTAATAATTAAGCTAATCCAAAAACTAGAACACTCATGGCATAGGAGTGGCTTTCTTATATATGGCACTTTAGCCACAAAGTTTCTTAGCGGGGCTGTTGCTTTAGTGTCGCTCCAAGCATAAGAAACGCCAAGACAACAAAGTAAAAATAAAACTATACTCATAGGAAGTATACTGCTACTTTATCTTCTCTTTCAACAACACTAAACGAATGAAACTGTTTGCCAGCCATTAAGAATTCCCTGACAAATTTTTCCCAGCTTTCTTCGCCTTTTTCAATTTCAAAAATTTTACCAGCAAGCATGTTCTGTTCTTGCTGTTGAATCCTAGAACTTATACGGGCATTTAATTCTTCTGGATATTTATTGTACTTATTGAATATATTTGGATCGGTTTTGAGCTTATCCCTAAAGTATTTTGAAACTCTACCACCACAACTACAATTTGGGTTTTCTTCAAAAGAAGTTAGATCTGCGAGAATGTCTGGGAAGTCGTTTTTTATTTCTGACCACACATCTGGTTTTGTTCTGTAGAGATGTAATGCGTCATAAATATTGCTTTGATTAATCATTTTCTTTTTTGCTCCAATTTTTTAACCAATTTTTATAAGATGAACTATAGCCTGTTATCCTGTCGATTTCCTTGCCCTCATCTAATAATAGACTTGTCGGCACACGATTGACACTATATTTTTTAGCTATTTCTGGATAATCATCTATATCTATAATAGAAACAT